GCCCACTGCGGAAGCAGAAGGCAAGGTGGCAACGGTGAATGTAGCCGGTTTGATGGCCGAAGAAAACGTCCAGATTGCGGCCGTCGTACGGCCAAAATCGGCGCGAATTGTGCCGTCGCTCGATCCGATCACGACCGCATTGGTAAGCGTGGCAGACAACCCGGAAATCGATCGCCCAAGGATGGTGTTGCCCGTGCCGGTCGTTATCCCGCCCCCGGCACTGGCCCCGATAGCCGTGTTGTTACCGCCCGTTGTGATGTTTGGCAACGCGCTCAAACCAACGGCGGTATTGTTGCTGGCCGTAGTCGCCAAGGACAGGGCGGACGATCCAATAGCAGTATTTGATCCGCCCGAAGTATTTGCGGCCAATGCGCTGACACCAAAAGCGGAATTGCTGGCGCCAACGGTGTTTGCGGCCATGGAGTTTGACCCCACGGCGCAATTGTTGCCACCAGTTGTGTTCGCAACAAGCGCCGTCGAACCAACGGCAGTGTTGCCGGATGGCGTGGTACTCGCGGTCAACGCGCTGACACCTACCGCAACATTGCTTGAACCCGTAGTGTTCGCGGCAAGCGCACCGGAACCGACGGCAGTGTTGTTGGCGCCCGTAGTGTTCGCAGTCAACGCATTGCGGCCAAACGCAGTACCACTGGAACCCGTAGTGTTCGCAGTCAGCGCATTGGAACCGACGGCAGTGTTGTTGGAGCCGGTGGTGTTCGAGGCCAGGGCGCCAAGACCGGCCCGGAACCCGTTAACGTCGAAATTTCCGGAGGTTTTGTACAGAGGCATCAGACGTATTCCGTGACACGGACAGAGCCTGTTGCCGATGTCCAAATACCTGAAACTATTCCAGTGTACACACCGGTGGAATATTCAGGCAATTCATAGTAATCGTTCTGAAACAGCTTCACGGTGAAAACCGTAGTTGAAGCGGTGCCCGTGCCTACAAGAAGCGACAGGACAGCGGTACTGTCACTGAAAAACGTGGCACCCTTACGCGACGCGTTGGCGGCCAAAACCGTCACGGATGACGTACTGGCCGCAACGTTAGTTTCGGTGCCGGTAGCCGGGGGAGTACCGCCGGCACTAGACGTGTCCTTTTCGACGTTTACCCGGAGCCGGTTCTGCTCGTCATAGGGGCCAAGGTACTGAACCATGTATGCCCCTCCTAAATGGCGCCGAGATCGTTGGTGCCCGACTGAATGCGGCCGATGATCGCCTGCAACGCTTCCGCAACGCGCAAGCGCGTCCACCCCTTCGTGTCGTCGATCCTGACCTCAAGGTCGGTACCGGTCGTCGCCAGGCCGGTGGTCACTTCTTCCTGGCGATTAAACGTAGCCGAATTGTTCAGGCCATAGAACCTTTGCGCCATATTTACTACTCGACATACGAGACGCGCAACATGATATCGCCACCAGCCGTGGCCGCCGCAGTCAACGTTCCGACAATATCGAACTTGCCGCCGGGATCGGAAGCAAGGCCAAGCGCTTGCCACAATGGCTGCTCCCTCTTGGCCAGAGTGTACGCGCCCGACTCATCCGTAACATCAACCCCGCCGGTTGCCGTGTTGGCCGTTGCAACCGAAAAAGCGGTTGCAAAAAAGTCTGCGTCGATAACCGCGCCCGCCGTCTGACCGGGAGAAATGTGGCGGGAGTCGTGCGCGAAGTATACGCCAACGTCCATCGCGGCACCGGTAACAGCGTCGTTTTCAACACGAACGTTCTCCACGATACAGAGCGACGGCACCCTGGCGAAAACATACTTTGACGCGATACTGTCACCACTGACGGCCGTGATGCGGCCCCTGTGATGCTTCGGCGTGAACGGCGCGCCTTCACCCTTCGTGGATTCCGCGATGGGCGTACCGTCAAGAGCAAGGATCGCTGCGGTTTTGGTTGTAACAACGGCCATTTCTGTTTCTCCTTACGGGTTGATGTCGGGGCCGAACGTGTCGAGGCAATCGATTCGAACGACCTTGCCGTTTTCCGTCCGGGTCGCCCCAAACCCGACGTTCGTGGAAATATCCCACGGGTTGAAAGAAAGCTCGAACCGTTCCGCGATCCGGGTCCGGATATCCTGCCAAATACCCAAATACAGGCCGGACTTCACGAATGCGAGGCACCCGCGAGTATTCGTGGCAGGGAATGGAAGACGCTCGGACACGACGATGTCGAAGCCCATGAACTTCTTCACCATGCCGTCCACAAGCACGCCGCCATTCTGGTTGAAGTCAGACGACACGACATGGGCTTGATTACGAAGGTCCGCGTGCTGAGACGAACTAATAACCAGTGTCGGCGCAGTACGCGACATTTCCATGGTGTTGTGATATTTTTCCAGAATTCGACGCGCTTCGTTCAGCTTGGCGACAGTGAGGCCAACAGCGGCACCACCAGTGCCGAAGTTATCGGCAATGCGGAACTTGGCCAAATCGAACACCTCGGTGCTGAGCGAACCCGCATCGGCGCCAACAACGGCGTCGGCGGTCGCCGCACGGATGATCTCATCGTCGAACGCAACACCGACGGCCGAGGCTGCGGCCATCACCAGTTTCGACTTGGGATCGATGGGGGTTTGAAGCTCGTCTTCAGGGCTCACGTACTGATCGACTTCCTTGAAAGTCGGGGCCACCCAACGGCGCTGATACTCATTCGGCGTGACAACCTTCGGCGCAAACCGGCCTTCCGGGGTCTTCATGGTGATCGCGCGGACGAGATTGATGGGCGCCGCCAATCGCGCACCAGTATGCGTACCTTCCTCGCACCGGCTGCGAAGGAAGGAAACTTCCTGCTGAAGCATGAGCTTCAGCATATTGGTATACTGAACCTGTAAAAGCTCGGTGAGGCCGGTATTAGCCATATTTATCTCCGTAACTAAGCGCGGAATGAGTTCCGTTAACCTAGAAACTAGACGACTATTGACAGGTTGTCAATACCCCCCTTTCAGGGGTGATTCATTATGCGTTGGCGGCGACAAGTCCCGTCAAATCGTAGAATTCCTTGACAGCCGTTACGTCGCCGTTAAAGAACCGCTGCGACCAAGCCTTGTCGTTTTGCAACTGACTAAGCCTATACGCCGCTTGTTCCTTTGTCATGACGCCGGAACCGCTGGCGGTCGTCCCGGTCACGAACTTGTCCTCGCCGGTTTTCGCCCCAACGCCGCGAAACAGTTCCATTGCCTTCGAATATGGAATCACGACCGGGCCGCCGTTGGTATCGAGAATCGACGGATCGACGCCAAACGCCGCCGCCGCGTTTTTCGCGACGATGGAATTGGCGGCCATGTTCACGCCCCAATTCGTTTTCAAGGCGGCCACTTCCTTGGCGATGTCTCCCGATGCCGTGGCAGCAGCGGTATCGGATTCCGCCTTCGCAATGGCCATGAGCTTCTGCACCAGGACCATGGCGCGCGGAGGATCAAGGCGAAGTTCATGCGCCATCTCGCGCAGCGTCCCGACCTGGGCATCCGAAAACGCCGAACCGTCCAGGTTCTTGAAAGCCGAAAAGTCATATCCTTCCGGCTTTTCCGGCATTCCGAGCCGGGCATGGACCTGGTTCCAACCCTCCGTGTCACCCACGGCGGGAATCCTGAGAAGCTGATCTTTCGGAATCCCAAGCATCTTTTCCGCCGCGCGATAAGACTCGATCATCTTCATCGCGGCCTCATTGGGCGGCATTTTGTCAAGGCCATGAGCCTGGATATAGCCCAGGGTCTCGGCGTCGGGGGCGCCGTACCAAGGCGCAGAATTCGAAATCCCGCTCACATTCGTGGCCGGAGTCGAAGCAGGGGCCGAAGCAGGGGCCGAAGCAGGGGCCGAAGCAGGGGCCGAAGCAGGTGCCGAAGCAGGAGCCGAAGCGGTATCAGTCATAGTCACTTACCTCCATTGAAAAGGGAAAAAAGCTGTTCGTTGCTCATTTTCAAGTGCTGCTGGATTCGCAGCCATACTTCGCGACGACCTTCGAGAAGAAGCGTCCTGTCGCGATCACCCGGAACCACGCAGCTTTCCGCCGCGCGGCAGAAATTCGCGAGATCGGCCAAAACGATGCGCGGTGCATTTTCAGCGGACAGGCCATCGGAAAATGTCAGCCTGTAAGCGCGCGCCCGCTTCGAGACGAAATCGAAAACCCGATTCATTGGGCCACATATGCCGAATCCACGCCAAACGGACCAGGCTTATCACGCTTGCGAACGACCACACCGGCGTTTGACAGAACGGCCGCGAGCAAAAACTCCAATCGGCTGTACCCGCCGTACTGCCCCGTCGCTTCGGCGGCAGTGTCAAGCACCTTGTTTATCTCGGAAATGTCAAGCACCTTGGTTATCTCGGAAATGTCCATCATGGCTTGTACTCCCAATTATCCGGACACGGAGTATCAATTGCCCGCGCCCGTGTCAAGCCCCTTGTGCGGGCTCCATTCCGGCCTTCTTTTGCGCGGCCTGCGCCTTCATCAAGGCGGCTGCGGCGGGCGCGGCCTGAGTTTCCATTTGCGCCCGGAGCTGATCGGCCCTCGCCTGCTGCTTCGCCGCTTTTTCTTCTTCGCTGGCCATCCAACTTTCCGGAACCGCGTGGATGTTCGCCGTCTCGCGCACGGCGGTCGCGAGGTTGAATTCGTCCAGAACGGACGGATCGCCCGTCGCGTTCGTGATCGTGAGCGCCATTTCCAGGGTGCGGCCGAAACCGGCGACTTCCTGGGCGCGCATCATCCGCGCGAGAGGCGAAGTGTAAATCACGTCGTACGTGCCGCCCGCCTCGCGAAGAAGGCCGGGCATGGGCGGCAGTTTCCGTTGACTCGCCAGCACGTCCAACTCGCGCTCGATCATTGGCCCCAGATATTCGGACATCTGGCGCCCGACCGTCGGGGCCAGAAGAATGCCCTTCTCGTTCGTGCGCTCGATGACTTCCGTTGCCGTCATTTGCGGGCTTTCAACCATGATTTGGAACAACGACACGAGGAATGCGTCGTTCACCAAACCGCCCTCAACGTCCATCATCTCCTTCGTGACCTGGATGTTGCCGGTCGGCATCATTCCAACCAACGGGCGTCCCTCCGGGGACATGCCCCCCTTGTTGAGGGCACCGGGGCGCATGGAAAAATCCACGACGCCGTCATCGGTGGTGAGAAGCACCGGACTCGCCGCGCGATGGCCCTGCGTGAGAAAATCGCGCTTCTGGGCATTCAAGGTCTTCAGGGCGGGCAGGATCATCATGGCCGGAGAACGGCCATACTTCTCGTTCGGCGCCTGCTCGTATCGCGTCGCCGCGCCTGGGAACGTGGAGAACCCGCCCTCGGAAAGCAGCTTGTGGCCCATCATTGCCACGTAGTACGACGCGTATGGCTTGCTTTTCGAGTCGCGGCGCTCGGGGTCATACCCCTCGCGCGGGCAGACCTTGTGCAGAAAATCGAACGTGGCGTTGTTGTCTGTCGCTTCCTCGATCTGCTTCGGAAGCGTCCAGTCCATTTTCCGGGCCATGTCGCGGGCCTGGATCGGGTTCAGGCGAAAGTGGCGCACGAACCCGTTCACCTGACCCTGGAAGTTTTCCAGGAAATACATCTCGCCAAGCGGGCGGGCACTGTAGCGAAGACCCTGGGAGCCGTCGATTCCCAGATACCCGTCGATCCACATGAACCCGTTTCCAAAAGCACCAAGCGATTGGAAGATGTTCTGGTTCTGCGACGAGAAATTCGCCCGAGGCGTATACCGCTCCTTGAACAGGATTCTTGTCGCGGCTTCCATCCACAGGCGCGAATCCCTGTCCTTCATGACGTAATCGACATCGGCCTGGAGATAGTGCCAGAACATGTTGCGCGGCGTGAGAAGACTGTCGCAAATCGCGGCGAACCGCGACAACGCCAATGCTCCGGTGGAATCCACTTGGCGCGCGGTTTTCTTCTCACCCGGAAAATTGAAGGTCCCGGCGTAGAACGTGTTGCGAAACGTGGGAAGAATCAGTTCGCTGACTTCTTCCCACTGTGTGGCGAACTGCACGCGATATGTCTGTTCCTGCGCGAACGTTCGCAACACGTCAATGACGATATCTTCTTCCGTCATCCAAGTCCGCCCCAGCCCTCGATCATAAGAATACACCACGGTTAAACAGCGGGCCATTCAGAAACCCGCCCACGAACGACGGCGCCTTGCCTTGCCGGAGTAGCGATTGGGGCTGCTTGGGCTCGGCCATCTCAAGCTTCTTCTTGCGCATGAGCGCCTCCCCGTCCTGCATGGCGGGTGAGGGAACCTTAACCGGCGCGAAGAAAGATGAAGCAAACGGAACCATGATCAACCATACCTTTCGAACGGATCGATGTCAACGTGCCGGGCCATCGGCTGTACGTGTTTCCGGAAGGCCCGCTCCGATACGGTCAGATTGTCCGGCGTTTTCGAATGCTTGTGCATCATGACGGCATAGCGCAACGCCGATATCAGGTCGTCGTTCACGTCCACGACCTTACCATCCTTCTGATGATACGATAGCAGCTCTTCCCTCAACATGGGAAGGTTCGAGTGGATTTTCAGCTTTCCGCCTTGCAGCAGGGTCACAAGATTGGTTATGCTTGCCCACAGGGAGTTTCCGGTTTCCGGCGACGACGCATGGACGGGCAGCATGTTCAAGCCTAGCTTCTTGTACTGGCGCATGACGCTTTCGCCGCTGCCGTGATCGCGTTGGCTCGCGTCATGCGGCCATGCCACGGGAAATTCTCCCGCGCCTCGCAAGAGCAGGGTCCCGGAGTGTTCGGAAACCTTCAGCGACTGCTGGCGATATTCGTCGTACGCATACAGGATATTGCGGTCCCGATCCCAGGCCAGCCAAACCGCCGCCGTCGGATGCAGCATGCCGATATCGAGCCCGATGATGCGCGGCCAATGGGGTTGCAGCTTGACCGGTTCCACGACATACGAGCTTTCCGCCAATTGGATGATGCGGCCTTCTCCCGCCGCCGGGCGTCCGAAGATGCGGGCTTCGCGTTCCCACTCGGGAAGACTTTCAAGCTTGCTGTCCACGGCTTCCTTGGTGAGGTGGCCTGCTTCGTAGGCGGTCATGTTTATGACCGCGCGATCCGGGCGGCTTTCCGAATAGAACCTCTCCACCAGTTTCGTGCGCCCGCTCAGCGGGGTGAACGTCGTGAAGATAATCCCGTTCGTCGCGGTTATACGCATGAGCGCCTCGACGTACAGCGCATAGGGCGCTTCCTCGTCCATCCAGATAACGTCCACGGTGCCGCCCGCCCACTTGGACATTTCCTGTTCGTAGGTCTTGAACGTGATTGTTGATGTCATCCCGCGCGAATTCTTGACCAGGATCGTATCGATGGAATCCGCCACGCCGCGTGTCGCCGTGATCTTGGTGATGGATTCGCGCGGCAGCGCGCCGGTCCCTATCGCCTCCGGGGTCGATATCGGCGTCGTGGTTCCAAGCAGCTTGTATTGCGCCGCCTGACGCTGGGAGGCGTAGGACTGCGAGCCGATCCATATGTGCGCGGGCTTGGCCACGGTGTTCCCCGTCCACCAATCGGGATACCGCCCCGTGGCATGGTAGGCCACCTCAAAGGCGGCGCTCATGCTCTTGCCCACCTGGTTCGCCGCGAAGAATATCCGCTCCTTGACCCGCGTATTGTGAAACAGCTTCTGTTTTGGGTATGGTATATATGATAAGGGAGCCTGACGGGCTTTCCGCTTTTCCAACTCGGCCAGGGCCAGGGCAACGTCCTTGTCCCGCGCCCAACTTTCCTTAACCATTTGAATCGCCCATATCATTACCTAACGTAATGGACACAACTTCATCAGTTTCGGTGCCAGTCGGCATTATGACATGATCAACCCGAGGTTTAACCTCCCGGTTTTTTGCGGGCTGCGGAGGTTGTGTCGGCTCGGCGTAACCATGTTCCTTAAGGTTAACAGGTGCAGCCCCAATAATTTCTTCTAGGTCATTCAGCGCCGCCTTGAGCTTGGCATCGGCCGGGGACAGGGTTTGGGCCAGCGGTTTGGCTGCCTCCGGGGAAACCGCGTCCACCTCGGCTTTCGCGGCCTCGGTTTCCTCCGCTGGCGTTACGTCAATGATTTTCGTGGCTGCCAGCCGGTCTCTAATGAACGCCTCGATCTCGTCTTCGGACATTTCTGCAAACTGATGAGAATGCTCGGTTTTCACCGTTTTAACCAAGCCAAATCTGTCGGCGATCTCGCGCGCTGCGGCAAGCCTGA